CGGTGACAGATCTCCCCGTCGTTTCCGAAAAGCAAGCTGAGCTTTGCGCTGCTCATGGTTTCCCTTTGTCAGAACAGTATGGCCTCGTCCGGGTATTTCTTGCTGAGATCCTGGATCTGAGTTTTGGCGCGCGTGTGCTTGGTTCGGTTCTGCGCTTCCGTCTTCTTCACACGGAAGATGTGGATGCTGTCGCGCATGATGCCGTCGAGCCGATTGCCGCAGGAGAGGGACATGCTGTCGTTGGCGGGATCGACGACGATGGAGGCGACCTGCAGATTGACGCCGGACCACTTGGAACCGGTGAGGTTGTCGAAGTTGAGCTTCTTCTGTAGGTTGTATCGGGAGAAGTCGATGCCGTCGATCTTGATCTCGCAGCTCATGCGCTCCTTGCCGTAGATGGACTGGAGCTGGTTGGCCCAGGTGGTCATCTTGGGTCGGTCGTCGCGCGTGCGGCGTCCGTAGTCATAGGCGTTGCTGTCGTCGCCCCAGTTCGAGTCGGGGTGCCACCACTCGTCATTGATGAAGACGAGCTTGCTGGTGATGCCGTAGCTGGTGTAGGCGGAGGCGCCGGAGGGGCCGACCTCGACCTGGAAGGGATGCTCGACGCGCGCCCAGAAGTAGTAGGTGCACTGATCCAGCCAGTATTCATCGAGAGGATCGTAGAAGCACACTTCGCCGCGCGACGGGTAGACCCAATAGCCGCCGGAGTTGTATTTGGCCTGGAGGAGCTTGCCGCCGGCCTTGGAGACCAGAACGGTTCCCGACCGCGCGGTGTGCGTGCCTTCCGGGGAGACGATGCCCGCCCGCCAGACGCGATCGCCCTGGAGCTTGGCGTGGTAGAGGCGATAGACCCACTGCTTGGACGTGCCTTCGTAGTGGCCATGATGGTAGTCGACGCTGTTCCACGTGGTCTGATCCGCCATGGTCCATGCGGGAATGAGCTCCGCATCGCCCAGGGCGCCGGCGGGCCACGGGGCGAAGATCTCGTGGAGCCCGGCGGGACGGACCTCCTCGGCGAAGGGGCGCCCTTCGAGAATGATGTGGGTGTAGGTTTCCTCGAGATCGAGCTGGATGGCGTTGTCTTCGAGGTCGTAGTCCTTGCCGGACTCGTCGACGTGGTGGCCCACCTCGGGGGCGCGGACGGAGACAGCCGAGGAGCTGCTGAGCTTGTGGACGACGAAGGCCAGGTCGGCCGGGTCGATATACCAGAAGCAATCGCCCTGGAAGTCGAGGAGTTCGTCGATGAGCTCGCCGAAGCGGGCGCCTTCGATGTCGATCTCGTCACAGTCCTGGGTAAGAGTGAGGATGGCGGCCGCATCGTAGGAGGCGATCCATGCGGAGGTGAGGTAGGTGTCGGTGATGTCGGCCGACGAGGCGTGGTGCGTCGGGATGTCCGAGCCGCCGGTGGGGTAGCCGAGGGCGTGCTCGAGGATGTCGATGATGATCTCGCCCACGGTCCAGTAATTCAGGAAGCCGACGCCGGGGGCGTGGGAGTCGTGCTCGCCGTCTTTGTTGTAGATGTATCGGAATGCGCCGTTGATCTGGATGTATTCCTCGGCGGTGAGGCGATGCTTGATGTCGTAGGCGGCGTAGGTGACGCCCTCTTGGGCGATGCCGCCGGGCTCATTCACGCGGAGCCACCCGTAGAAGCGGCGCACGCTGTCGATGTAGACCTCCACGAGGTTGTTGTTGGAGAGCCAGGAGGGCGACTCATCGTGTCGGTCCTGGTAGGAGAAGCCTGCGACGAACCCATCGAGCGCGTTGTGCTCGAGGCCCTGAAAGGTGACGTTGGAGCGCGTGGTGCCGTCGACTTTTACCTCGATCGTGGCCATCTACTTTCCCAGGACGATGAAGAGGATGAAGGTCAGAATGCCGATGAAGAGAGAGATGGTGCCGGCGATGGCGCCGGCGGTGAGCTTCATACCGCGGTTCTCCTCGGCCTGTCGGGTGAGCTCGATCTCGTTGGTGCGGATGCGCCCGTTCTGCGCGTCGAGTTTCTCCCAGACCTTCTCGCCTTGATCGATGAGCGAGTCGAGCTTTGTTTCGATGCGCACGAGGGCGGCGCACATGTCGCCGTGGTCGGGGCAGTGGTCTTCGGGTTGCTTAGCCATGTTCCCGCCGTTGTATCAGTGGATCTTGGTTCTACGCCTTGAAGGCCATGTAGTAATACTTGTAGTGTGCGTACTGGGCTTTGCTGTCCGTCCCGACCCAGAAGCCCTTGCTACAGAGCTCGGTGATAGCGGTTGTCGAGTTGGCCGTGGTGTCGAAGGCGCACGCGACGGGCATCGTCATGTCGCCGGTTGCCCAGATGGGCAGGCCGATGCCGTGGCCGCTAAGCACGACGATGTCCGGCTCCCAGGGGCACCAGATGAGGAGCTCATCAACGGTGGTCGCCGTAGTGTCGTATTCGCCGACGACGATCTCGGCCTCGCCGTCGGCGTGGGCCTCAAAGGCGGCCCAGAAGTAGGTTTCGGTATTGTTGTTGACGGCCGCGTTTGCTCCCACCTGGAATTTCGCCGTGCCGAGCGACTGAATGCCATCGCTGGCTAGATCGGCCACGCCCGCGAAGTAGCTCGTGGCTTCGCCGGCATGTTGATCGCTTTTCCACACGCAATAGTTGGAACCGTTGCGCTGCAGCCAAACGAGATCGGGGTTGACGCCGGTGGTGGTGATGTCGCGGTCGTCATTGCCGTCACCGGTATAGGTGCCCGTGACCAGCTTGAGGCCGGTGGCCGGGGCCGCCGCGGCGCCGAATCCGAAGTGGTAGTATGTGACGCCGTTGCTATTGACGGTGGCATCGGTGCCGAGGATGATCCCGTCATCATCCACACGGGTGATCCGGTTGGCTGCCGCTGCCGCATTCGTGAAGCCCTTGGTGCCGTATCGGAAAAAGCGGGCGACTCCGAGTTGTGTAGAGGGGCCCTTGCACAGGCTGAAGATCGGCCAGAACCCGAAGCCCGAGACGTCCTTGCCGTCAACGCCATCGCCGGCGTGCGTGCCGGTGTGGAGCCTGGCGCGGCCGTGGACGTGGCACAGCCCGCCCGGCTTGAGGTTGCCATGAGGCCAATACTGCGCATCGCCGCTACCGAGATCCGTCAGGCTGTCATTCGGGAAGACGATCTTGTCGGCAGACACGGACGGCGAGCTGTCTTTCTCTTCGACGGTCAGGGTCCCACCGCCCGGCGTGGACTTGTCGTCCCGGTCGGACGCACCCTCCACGAGATCGCCATTCTCGTCCAGGAACGCGATACGGTATTTGCCTGCCGCCGCGCTGTCCTGTCCCGTGCCGGTCAGGTCGTTCCCGCCCATGGCGATGTTCCCGGCCATGGTGCCGCCTGCCAGAGCGAGATACGTGGCGTCGTGGTTGTGGCCGATGGCCGCATAGGATGCGTCATGGTCGTGGCCGATCGCGGAATAGGAGGCATCGTGGTCGTGGCCCGCCGTCGCAAGCCCCGCCTCTGCGGCTGTCTGGTTGATCCATTTGCTGGACCCGGTGTCGTAGGCCAGGAGCTCATTGTCGGCGGGCGTGCCGTCGATAGTAGTGTCGTCGAGGTTGCTGATCGTGGTCACGTGGGGGTTGTTGCCGTCCCCGAGATGGCTGGAGAGATCGTTAGCCGCCGCGATTCCTGCCGTAGCCAAGGTCCGGTCGACCCACTTTTCTGTTGCGGAATCATAGGACAGGACCCTGAGCGCAGCCGGCGCGTTGATGGTAACATCGCTCAGGTCATTCAGGGCCATCGCCCCGCCCGGCGGCGTCAGATCGTCCGCGTCGGCGTTGCCTTCGATCAGGTTGCCGCTGTTGTCGAAGTAGGCGAAACGGTACTTACCCGAGGCCGCACTGTCTTGACCGGTACCGGTGATGTCGTTGCCGGCCATCGGCAGGTCCGTGTCCATCGTGTGGCCGCAGACGGACCATTCCATGTTGCTGAGTGTGCTGTGATCCACGGCTGGATCCTCCTGTCTGTAAACAAGCTGAATGTTGTTCGGCGCGGTGTGGCTCCATTGGGCGGCGCCGGGATGGCTCATCTGGGTCATGTGGCAATCGGCCCAGGTGTTGCCGCAGCCGACGAGATCGCCGGGCTCGTCGCCGGTGTTGTTGGCGAGCTCGTGGAACCACTCCTCGAAGTCGGCGTGCGTGGGATAGGTCATGGGGTCGGCGGTCATGTCGAGGCCGAACTCGAGTGTGCGGCCCTGGGCGCCCTGGGCACGGTCCTTGATGCGCGCGCCGTAGCAGCGAGGCAGGACCTTGACGAGCGGCTCGCGATTGACGCGGATGCGCAGGCCGCCCGCGCTGAGCAGGCCCATGGCCGTGCCGCCGAAGGTGTAGGTTTTGGTTGAGTCCTTGCCGGAGTATTCCGGCGGGGCGGTCGGCGGAGAGGAGCCCGTGGACAGGCTGACGGGCTGCTCGCCGGCGCTCTGGATGAACTGAAGGCGATAGTTGACATAGCATCGGTCGTCGCCTTCGTCGGTGCCGGAGACGATCTCGCCCTCGCCGGCGGAGAAGTAGCAGTTCTCGTATTTGCTCCGCGCGGTCTGTCCGATGTATAGGTCGCCGAGTCCGCAGCTCGCCAAAGCGACGAGGGTGTTGTAGAGCCAGGCTTCGCCGTCGCCCTGGGCGTAGCGCATGGCGACACCGACGACCTCGATGGAGTTCAGGTTGCCGCCGTGTCGGAGGAGGGTCGGGTTGTGCTGGTTCCACGCGGGGAGCTGGAGGGGAGTGTTCTGGTGGCCGGTTCCAAGCAGAGCACAGTCGGGCAGGAGGAGTTTGAAGCTGCCGTCCTGGAAGTATCCGCTCTCGTTTGCTCCGTTGGCCATGTGCTATCCCGCCTTCGCCTGTAGCGCCGCGATGGCGGCCTGCAGGGCCTTGATCTGCTGCGCGGCGTTCTTGTCGTTAGCGATCATCTCCTGCAGCTTGCCCAGGAGGGCGGCTTGGAGCTGCTCGACGGATTTGCCCGTCTCGTCGCCGCCCTCGGGGACGTCGCCTTTCTTCTTCCCCTTGTCCTTGGCCTTGCCGGGCTTCTTCTTCCAGTCCTTCATGCCGAACTCGTCGGCGAGTTTCTCGCGTTGGGATTCCTTGCTCTGGCGTTCCTTCCGCTTTTCCCAGTTCTTGCCGCCGAAGGTCTCCTTGCCGGCCTTCTCGCGCGCGGCGTCGGCCTCTTCCTTGCTGATGAGGCCGGACTTGGCGGCGTCGGCGAGCTTTCCCTCCTTCTCGCTGAAGGCGGCCTCCTGGCGTCGTTGGCGCTCGGCGGAGACACGTCGTTGGGCCTCCCTCCGTGCGGCCTGGCGTTCGTTGCCCATGCCGCCGGCGACGCCCTTGGCCATGGCCTTGAGCTCCTTCTGGACCATGGTCTCCCGTTTCTGCTGGCGTGCCGACTGGCCGCCGCCTCCCATCGCGCCGAGTCCTCCGCCTCCGCCCGCCCCGCCGAGTCGATCGGCGGCCGAGCTGAGTCCCTTGCCCGCGCGCTCGAGCCAGCCGTATGCCTTCTTCGCAGCGGGCGGCGGTTCGCCGCCACCTCCGCCGGACGCAGGTGCAGCGGCGCTCGTCGAGCCGCCCTTGCCGGCCTTCGCGGGCATGACGTTGGCGAACATGGCGGCAAGCTCGGCGAGCTCTTTCTTCTGGTCCGCGGTCATTCCCTCAAACGCCTTCTTCAGGTTTGCGAAGGCGTCGTCGCCCTTCTCGAAGATGTTGTCCCACATGTCGGCCCAGGCCTTTTCCTTGTCCGCCTGGCCCTGGACGAAGATCTCTTGTGTGTCGGCATCGAATTCGCGGAGCTTCTTGCGCGCGTTGTCGATGCCGAGCTCGACGGCCTTCATGGGTTGGGAGCGGGCCACGTTGGCGCCGATGGAGACGATCTTCTCGCCGAGGTTCTCGAGGCCGGGGATGCGGGCGATGTCGGGGAACCTCTCCTGAAGGTTCTCGATCATCTGACCGACGGCGACGAGGGCGTTGCCCAGAGGCTTTTTGATGGAGTCGGCGATCCATCCGAAGACCCTCGCGACGGGAGAGGAGATGGCGAGGAAGGCATGCAGGATCCCGCTGGCGGCGTCGCGCGCGGCGACCTTGATGGCGGTCCACACGGAGAGGGCGGCATACTTGATGGGCTCCCACAAGATCGACGCGCCGCCTTTGATGATTTCCCACCAGGACTTCATGAGCCACTTCGCGTGAGTGATCACGATCTGGGCGACGTGCTTCAGGGCGGTCTTGGCGAACTCGGGCATGGTGAAGAAGGCCTTGCCCCCCGCCTTGATCGACGCGATCATGTGGTCGAGGTTGAAGCCCTTGGCCATCTCTATAACGTTGCGGAGCTTCTCGTTGACCCACTCGAGGGCGCCGCCGAAGGCGTCGGACTCGGAGATGCCCATGGAGAACGACGCGACGAGATCTTTGACGTTTGCCCAGAGGGCGGAGATGCCGATGGCCGATTCGCTGCCGGTGATGCCGAGCTCCGTGATGCCTTGCTTCATCTCGGCCAGAGCGGCCTTGACGATCAGCGCCTTCTGCGCGTCGGCGGCGAGCTTCTGGAAGGCGCCCTCGCCGTGGAGTCGGTTGAACTCGTCACGCACTCCTTCGGCGCCCTTCATGAGGATGCCGAAGTCGTCGAGCATGAGGACGGATCCGCGCGCCAGGCCGGTGGCCATGGTGTTGATGGCGCTGGTGACGTCCTTGCCGATGGCAATGGCTTTCTTGCTGGTGAACTCGAAGAGCGTCTTGATGTCGTCGGTGTTCATGCCGACCGAGATCAGTTGATTGGCCTTGGCCATGACCTGGGCCTGGGTCATGGTGTTCGAGGCCGCGCGCTGCAGATCCGTGATGAGCGTATCGGTGGCCTGGCCGGAGGAGTGGGTGAGGTTCTCGAAGGCCTTCCGGATCAGGGCGAGGTTGGCGCCGAGCTGAACGAACTTGACGGCGGCGAAGGCGGTGCCGATGGCGGCGGCGGATGCGATGGCCGTCGCCTTGATGCCGCGAAGGGCGACGGTGGCGACTTTCTTCGCGGCGTTGAAGGGCGCAGCGATGGCGGTCTTGATGCCGGCCATGCTTTGCTTGACGCCCTGACGGAACTTGCCGACGATTCCGGAGGCGGCGTCCTTGGCGCTGATGGTGATGGTGAGGGCTTCGCTCATAGGAGATCACCACGGGAGATCTGACGGTTCGGCGACTGCGTCGGCCTGGGCCGTGCGCTCGATGTCGGCGAGGATGTCGCGGACGAAGAGGACAATGGGGATCCGGTCCGGGTGCAGACGCATGCATTGTGTTGCGAGCCAGTAATCATCGTATGCCTCGGGGGGCGGGCCGTCGCCCTGAAGGTAGGCAACGACCCGCTCTCTCAGTTTCCCGACAGGATCCGTGATCCCTGATTGATGCGGTCGACCCACTTGGCAGGGATGCCGTCGTAGGCGGCCCGCCGATCCTCGGGCGAATCGATCTTGCGGGGAATGGGGCCCCAGGCCTCGGGCCACTGCTCGACGACGCCGACGAGAAGGTCGTCCATGATCTCGAGCTCGGTGGCCTCCTCGGTGACGGCCCGGCGCGAAACGCTCCACAGCATGAGGCCGATGGTGACCGTGCCGGCGGAGCCGACGTCGACGTTGGCGCGCTCGCCGTTCTTGAACTCGGTATACCACTCGGGCCATTCGGTCTGCCGCTTGGCGAACTCCTCGTGGATCTTGGGCGTGGCGCCGTCCTGCTGCTGCATGTCTTCTTTGTGCATCACCGCCATGCGATTTCTCCTTCCTTTGTTAGACTACGTCTTCGACAGTGGCCTGGATCTGGTCGCCGCTCGTGGGCTGCTCCACCTCGAAGTTGATGGTCTGCTTCCGCACCTCGCCGAGGCCGCCGCGGACGGGGACGTCGGGCAGGAGCATCTTGGGAATAAGGATGGTGATCTTCCCATCGGTCGTCTCGGTCGGATGGGTCAACACGATCTCGAAGCTGCTCGTGGTGCCGGCGCGCAGGGCCGTGAGGTAGGTGGTGACGTTGAAGGCGATGACTGCGCTGCCGTTGACGACCTGCGAACCGCTGACGAGGTAGGACAGCAACTGCGTGCTGCCGTAGAAGGGACCGGGCTGCAGACCGTTGGCGATGGTGATGGATCCGCTCTCGATGGTGCCGACGACGGTGCCGTCCGGCAGCTCCATGACGCCGTCTTGGAACTTGAAGGGGACCTGGGTCGTGTAGGTGGGGTCGGCGGTGAACTCGGCGGAGGCGTCGGCGCCCTGCTTGCCGATGATGTCCATGGCCAGGCCGACCTCGCCGCCCTGGTCGAAGCTGATGGTGCCCTGGTTGACCATGCAGCCGTAGTAGGCGCGCTGCTCGAGGGGGTCGCGCTTCTGGATGGTGTAGCTCTTGAGGCTGTCGTCGCTGTCCCGATCCAGGACCATGTTGAGCAGGCGCTCGGCGCTGTCCGGATAAAGAAGCGAGTTGATGGAGCCGGAGATGTCGTTGGTGTTCTTGATGCCAACGGCGCGCATGAAGCCGCCGACGTTCACGTCGGGCCAGTAGATGGCGGCCTTCTCATCGATCTGGAAGCCGTTGTTCCTCTGAGGGACGTCCTTCCAGTCGGGGGTGCCGGGCTGCGTGCCCCAGGCGCTTTCGGCGTCGCTGACGCGGTAGTGGAGACGGTAGCCTTGGAACTCATTGCCCATCGGTTGTTACCTCCTTCGGCTTGGGGGAGTCGCTCGCGAGCTCCCACTTGCCGTTGTTGTCGGCGGCCATCGCCTGGGCGAGGTCGGCGTCGACGCCGTCGACGATTTCGCCCGGCTCCACGTTCCGCTTGAGCGGCGTGCAGATGCCGGGCGCCTTGCCCTTGTAGCGAAGGCTCAGGGTTTTCGGTTGTTTGGTTTCCTTTGCCATGTGCGGATCTCCTGTCATGAGTCGATGGTGAAGAGGGCGTCGTTGCGGCCGTCGCAGAAGATGTGGAGCGTGAGGGTGAACTCCGCAAGCCAAGCGGCCGAGGGGGTGTCCTCTTTGAACTCGCCCTGGCGGAGCTTGAGCCTGCTGAACTCCCATCCTTTGATGTAGCTGAGGCCGAGGTTCAGGTAGACCGAGTCCATCAACGGGCCGTAGACGCGGCAGAAAAACTCCACGATGTAGGCCCACTCGTCCTTGTTGATGGCCAGCGTGAACTCGACGGGGAAGAGGAACTCCTGCTGCGCGTTGTTGGGGAGCGTGATGTTGCCCAGGTCAGGCCGGATGATGGTGGCCGGGCAGTCGACGGGTCTGAGGTCGATGCCGATATCGGCGAGGGAGGAGAACTTGAACTTCCTTCCCTCGCCGATGAAGGCGACATAGTTCGCGTCGTCCTCGAGGACCGTCCAGATCTTGTCGTAGGCCTCGGTGAACTTGGTGGGGGTTGCCGCCACTTACTTCCCTCGCTTCCGCGCGATCATGGCGCCGACGACGTCGAGGGTGATGGACGCGACGCGGCTCACGATGGCGGCGTCGATGCGTTGGGTCTTGGTGTCGGCGCGGCGCTGGACTTCTCGGATGATCTGTTCTCTCATTCCCTTCATGGTGTCCCTCCTAGGATGGATCCAGGAACTCGTCGAGGGTGTTATCGAGATCGTCGCCGGAGCGATCGGTCTCGATGTCCTCGCCGGAGTCGTCTTGCTTGGTGTATGTGATCGCGGGCTGCACGTCCTTTTCGGTGGTGCGGATGCTGGTCGCGGTCGATTCGCCGGGGATGCTCCGCTTGCCGTCGCGGATCTCCTCGAGCCGCTTCATGGCGTCGCGGAAGCGGCTGACCCAGAGGACGTCCATGCCGCCGCCCTCGGCGGCCATGCCTCGGCGCGTGGCGAGGTTGTAGACGGCGATGTCGACGGAGCACAGCTTGATGAGATCCGGGGCCGAGGAGAAGGGGACGGCGTAGCGCGTCCCGATCATGGAGTCGATCTCGGCGTCGGCGTGGGCGATGGACTCGGTTACGATGTCGTCGTCGTCGCCCGACCAGAGCGAGATGATCTCCTCGTCGACACGTTTCTCCAGGTCGGCTTTCGCACAATAGGCCACGTTGACGTCTCCAAAGCAGTCCGCGAATCACAGCGCTCAAGTTCCCCCTCTCGGGGAGAGGGGGTTGTTGAGGGCTGTTATCACGTGAGGACGTCGCTGATGATGTAGCCGCACTCGGTGCAGACGACCTTCTCGTCGTTGATCACCGAGACCTCGACCATCTCGCCCTTGCGGTTGGGCACGAGATACGTGGTAACGGCGATGTCGAGATTGCCCTCCTGGGCCTTGCGGAACTGATAGCCCACCGAGCAGGTCTCGAGACCGGGGTTCGGATCGACGTAGACGAGGATGACGTTGTCGCCATCCCAGATGAAGTCGATGCTCTCGGTGAGGCCGGGCGCGGCTTCGTTCTGCAGGGATCCGGGGATGACGACGTTCATGTTCCAGAGCGTGGGCGGCAGGTCGCCGTTGACGAGCAGGTTGCTCTGCGTGTACTTGATCAGCTCGCGCACGGTCGAGTCGCGCTTGACGACCTTGGACACGGCCTTGGGGATGATGATGTGGGTCGGCTCGTGGCCGCACTGTTTCACGAACGCGAGCTTCGCGTCGTCGACGTTCTCTTCGATGACGACGCTGGCCCCCGCGTCCCACTTCACGCTCGGGGTGTCATCCTCGAAGGTCGTGGTGTTGTCGAGGAGCGCGTTGACGCGCTTCTCGATGCCGACGCGGAGCTTGCCGAGGAGCTTCCGTGTGGTGGTCTGCTTCGGGCGAAGCGGGGTGTCGGCGTTGTCCAGGGTTCGCTTGGTGACGAGGTGGCGCAGGGCGTACTCCTCGGCGGAGTAGGTGTCGGTGGTGGTCGACCACTCGATCTCGTTGGCCTCGGCGCCGTCGGCACGGAGGGTCTGGACGTCGTCGTCGATCTCCTCGCGCTCGAAGATGTAATACTTATCGCTTTCCTTCTGCACGGGGAGCACCGGGAAGACGGTGTCGGCGACGAACCCGCCGCCGGACCCCAACTGGATCGCCAGGTTGGACAGCGGGACGTCGATGTGCATGTCTTTTGCTTGAGGCATGGTTTACTCCTTTCTGTTGTGTCGTGTGCGACCTCTATCGGTAGCAGGGGACGCGCATCTCGATGCCATTGATCTGCGCGTATCCATCGGCGGTCGCGCCGGTGTCGTCGGTCTCGAAGGACACCTCGACGTGCAGAACGCTGCCCGCCGCGAGCTCGTCGCCCGTGCTGTCGCTGTCGATGGTGAAGTCCTCGTTGGCCTCGGTGGTAACATCCTTCATGTCGATTGCGGCGGTTGTGCAGAGGTCGGTCGCGTCGAGCGCTCCCGCTTTGACATGCTTCACGACGACATCGAGGAGGCTTTCCGCGTTCCGGGCGGCGGACACGAGGCCCTTGACCCGGCACACGATGTCCTCTCCGGCGACGTAGTCGGCGGGGACGACATAGTCGAAGCTGCACTTCTCCGTCGCGTTGGCGGTGGCCCCGCCGTTGGTGGTGGTGCCCACGACCGGCGAGCCGGCCGCATCGGCCAGGCCGAGCGTCCCACCATCGCCGTCGGGCGTGTCGGGCAGGGCATCCTTGACGGCATTCTCACACCGCAGGTCCGTGAGGGCGATGGCGTGGGTCTTGGTTACCTCGCTCTCATACGCGTATTTCGACGGGCAGATGAAGGCGGGGATCAGTTCGTCCTCGGCGCTGGCATCGTCCATCGCCGAGCCTACGCAGTTCTGGACGTCGGTCGTGTCCAGCGTCGCCGTGTCGGCCTTGCCGTCGGCGTCGGAGATGAGCATCTCCCCGTTGGCCACGGCGGAGTCGGCGGCGGAGATCGGGTAGACCCCGAGCGCGCAGATGCGGGCGGTCTCGCCGGTGGTCCCGGAGTTCATAAAGACGCCGAGCACTTCCCCGTCGTTGGCGCCGGAGGCGTTTTCGGCCTTGTTCGGATCGCTGGCGTTGGCCACGGCGATCCGGTTCTTGGTGAATGTCCCGGAGGCCTCATAGGTCAGGTCCAGGATGACTTTCTGCCGAATCATGGGTCTCTCCTTTCGTTGGTTCTTCGGTTTTGCGGAAGGGGCCGTCTATGAGTGACGGCTACTCCTCCATCTTGTCGACGGCGATCATGGCATCCTCGTAGGAGACGGGGCTGCCCTTCTTCACCTGCTCTTCCTGGAAGGCGACGATCTTCTCGTGAAGCTCGACGGAGTCCTGGTCGAACTCGTCGCCCTCATACTGCTTGCTCGCGCCGGGCTTCGCGGCGGTCTCGGCGACCTCCTTGAAGTTGACGACCTCGGGGATGGCCTCGAGGAACTTCTTCATGAAGTCGAGTTGCGAGACGGAGACCTCCTGGGTCTTGCCGTCTTTCTTCTCCTCGAACTTGAGGACGGTGTCGCCCTCGGTGTCGGCGCTGAGCGTCTCCATGAATGCGGCCAGGCCCATGTCCTCCCACGCGGGCAGGAGCTTGCCGGCGTCCTTCTGCTTCTCGCAGAAGGTCGCGATGTCGGCGGTCTTGGCCTGGGCGGCGCGGTCGGTCTCGGCCTCGGACAGCTTGGTCGCCTTGTCCTCGGCGTCCTTCTGCTTCTTCTCGGCCTCGGCGAACTTGGCGTTGGCCTCGTCGAGATCGGCCTGCAACTTCTCGTTCTCCTCTTTGAAGGAAGCGGTCGCCTCGGCGATGCCGTCCGCGATCATCTTTCTGACTTCTTCCGGGGTCATGTCGATTTCCTCCTTTGCGTTGAAGTCAATACTGACGTGTTTTCCACAGGCCTCGTTGAACTGCGCCGCGGCGAGGCCCTTGACCTGCGGCGGTTTGGCTCCGAGGAATGTGACGGCCCGGAGATAGGGCCGCTTCATTCCCATGAAGCTGGGATAGATCTCGGCGCTCACCTTGCGGTAGGCGCCGGAGTTGTAGAGATCCTTCATCTTCTGGGTGACGAGGGACGGCACGGCGACGAGCTTCTTGCCGGCCTTCTTGACCTCGCCGATCCATCCGAAGGCGGGTCCGCTGTCGTTGTGGTCGAGGGTGATGGGCGCCTCGTGGACCTTGGGGTCGTAGGTGTTGGCCATGGTCTCGAGATCGTCCTCGGTGAACTCCCCCTGCGGATACGTGCCCGCTCGGAAGATCTCGATCTCGGCCTCGAAGGCGACGTAATCCTTGCGGTCGTCCGAGGGCTTCTTCTCCGGGGTCGCGGTGTTCTCGGGCTCGGGCATCTAGCTTGCCTCCTGAGCGGCTGGTTGCCGTTCAAAATCGTTCAAAGGGTCCCTTTTGCTGTCTTGTCTCATTGGCCCAACACCTTCCTCACAGCGGCGCGCAGGAGTTCGAGGTATTTGGCCATCTGCTGGCGCGTGGGCTGCATGATGATCGGCCGCTTGGGGAGCTTGATGGACGTCTTCTTCTTCAGGGCGTTCCAGATCATGAAGGCCCAGGGATTCCAGTCCTTCTTCGCGTGCGACGGTTTGCCGGTGGGCGTGGTGTCGGGCGCGGATCCGAAGTCCCACTGGAGGTTGTCGCTCACGATCTGCGCCTTCCGGGCGTCGAGAGAGAAGGGGGCCGTGCCGCCCTTGTGGTGGTGCTTGGCGTAGGGGACGCGTGTGCCGAAGCGGACATAGTTGTCACCTGTCTCCAGGACGCCCTTGCCGCCGGGGCTGAGGCTGTCGAGGAGGATGCCCCTGTCGCGCAGCGGACGGAGCTTGGCGGATGCCTTCTGCACGTCCTGGAAGCTGCCGATAGGGCCGGCGCCGCGACGAAGCAGGACGCCGGTTAGGCCCAGGCGCGGCCATCCGCTCTGTGCGCGATCGAGGAAGCCCTGGCGCTGATCGCGGAGGCCCATGACACCGACGCGCTTCCAGGCCTTCTGCATCTCGGGATGCTTGCCCTGGGCGGCGGCCTCGATCATGCGGAGCTTGGCGTCGAGCTCCTTGTCTCCCTCGATTTTCACGTGCACGTCGATCATGCGGCTTCCCTCTGCAAGTGGCCGCTGTTGTGGGCGAAGCCTTCGTCCGGCGTCAGGTCGGCGGGCTTGGTGGAGCCTTCCCATTCCTCGTCGGTGAAGATGGCGATGGTGGTGCATCGGCAGTTGTAGCCGTTGGGCGGCCACCACTCGAGCCAGACGACGTCGTCGTTGGCGAAGGTCTCGCCGTGCATGTCCTCGTGGGTCGGGCGGACGCGGTTGTCGTCCATCGAGATGTATCGATAGGCGACGACCATGTCGGCCACGTCGGGGTCCTGGTGCATGGCCCATCGGCCGGCGTGGTAGGCGTCTTGCACGTTGGTGCGGAAGATGGTCTTGATGTGCCAGTCGCTGAGGGGCGTGACGCCGATGCGGTCGAGCTTCTCCTCGACGAAGTCCTGGAAGTCGTCGACGGTGAGTCCGTCGCGCAGGGCGGACTCGACGAGGTTCTGGATCTCGGCGATGATGGAGCGGCGTCCCTTGCGCGCGCTGACCCAGGGGAGCTTGACGGTGAAGCTGTTCGCCTTGCCCTTCGCGGTGAGTCGGTCGTATTCCGCGCGGGTCTTGGGGTGCTTCTTCATGATGAAGGCGATGGCCTGCTTGAACTCGGCGGGCCACTCGGCGAAGCGGACGGGATCGTCTGCGAGCTTGGCATCGAGGAGGACGTCGTATCCGCCGCGGAGGCGGGCGTAGATCATGGCGGCCTCGATGAGGTTGCCCATGGGCTCGACGTCGATGACGTCGGTGAGCTTCTCGGCCTTCTCGGAGATCTCCGGCGTGATGGCGTCGCCGGGGGCAAGGTCCTTGACGAGATAGGCCACGGCCTGGTCGATCCAGTCCTGGTAGACGGCCCGGCCGAGGAGGGAGGCCCGCCGCGTGATCTCCTCGGGCGAGTGAAGAGCGCGGCGGGCTCGGCGACGTTGGTCGGGCGTGAGATCGTCGGGCAAGATCGCACTGACCGAAGCAAACTGGACGAAGGCGCCGGTGTCCGTGAAGGGTTTCGCGTTGGCATCGTCAGGGGTCTCGTCGTCTTGAGGTCGGCGAGAACCATCACTACCGTCTTCTTGAGTCTCCTCCCGCTGGTTGTCCGCTGCCCCTAGTCCTCCGAACGGATCCGGCGCCTTCGGTTTCTTCAGGAGCTCCTCGCCCTCTTCGGGCTCGGGGACTCCGAACTTCTCGTAGACGTGCTTCAGGCCGATGGGCAGGCCCATGTCGACGAGGGTGTCGTAGATCTCGGCGGTCTGCTTCTGGTCTTCCGGCGGCGAGGTGTCGCTCGCCTGCCGGGGGTATTTCTCGACGGCGAAGTTCCAGTCGACGAGCCACTTGATGAGCTGGTTGTTGATGACACCGTCGAGGGCCTTGGCGTCGCTCTTGGCGTAGATGGAGCGGATGCCTTCGTGGACCTCGCCGAGGGCCTGGGTGCCGAACTTGCCGGCGTCCGACGTGAGTGTGGCGCCGAGGACGGCCTTGGCCTCCCAGTTGTCGAGGAACTGGAGGAACTTCTCGTGGGTGCTCATCTGGCCGGAGATCTTCGCCTCGACGATCTCGATGACGACGTCGTCGGGGATGACGATTCCGGTCTCGACCTTGATGGCTTCGATGGCGTTCTGCAGCTCGGTCTGTTCCTCGGCGGTTCGGCCGCGCTGATATTTGCCGATGACGGTGGGCTGGCCGAACTTCTCGTTGAGGACGGACCACCACTTGACGGAATGCTTCTTGAAGAAGTGAGGCCAGTAGCAGTAGCGCAGGACGGCGGAGCCATACGGGTTCTCATGCTTCGGCCGGAAGCTGAAGATGAGGAACTTGCGCGGCGGAACGGGCTCGCCGCTGTAGGGGGCGCCGGCCGTCTTGACGACGAGCTCGTTGGTGGCCTTGTCGAAGGCGAAGGATTTCTGGTCGCGGCTGAGAAGGCGGTCGATGGCGATCTTGCCGTCGCCTCTTCGCTTCCACATGATCTCGGAGACGGCGAAGCCTTTGGGGATGGCATCGCAGAGCTCTTCGAGATCCTGGTCGAAGTTCTCCAGCTCCTCGAGGGAGTCGCGGACGAAGTCGCGGATCTCCTGGTCGGCCGGTTCGTCCGAGGCGGCGGCGATCTCGCGCGGCTGATCGAGGACGCCGAGGATGCGTGTCTGGATCAGGCTGTAGAGATTGGCGTCGGTGACGAGCATGTCCTCGAAGAAGGCGATGCCTTTGGAGCCGGCCTTGTGCTTGAGGATGGGGTCGGGGTTGTCCTTGACCGTGCCGAGCCAGTGGCGATAGGGATCGGTTCGGTCCGACGAGGCGACCTCGGCGAGTGTCGGCTGCACGGGGCGGCCGCTGGCATCCAGAATCTGTCTCTTCTTGGCCACTACTCAAATCCTTTCAGATCGCGGTCGCCGCAGAAGTCGCTCACGCCGGCGCCGATGCGCGTGCTGCCGGCGCGCTTGAACTCGACCGGGCCGCCGCCACGGGCCAGGCGAACGAGCATCTCCAGGGCGTCGGGTCCGTCGTCGTGATCCGCTTTCGGGAAGAAGACGAGCTGCTCGATGAGCTTGGCGTCTTCCTTTCGGAAGCGGATGATGCCGTTCTCCACGAGCGGCGAGATGGAGGAGATGCGGAGCACCTTGTCGGAGTAGTTCTGCATCTCCTCGACGGGCAGGAACATGCGGTGCTCGGCGGTCTTCTCTTTGAGTCGGTCGGCGAGGAGCACCTGGAAGGCGTTGGTCTCCATGCCGAGCTTGAGGGGGCGCCACTTCTGGCTGAGACGGAAGAGGGTGTTGATCAGATCGCCGGGCGACATGCGGTCGATGATCGACTCCAGAATGTAAAGCGTCTGCGGGCGGACCACTCCGCCGACCAGGATGGCGGAAAAGTCGGCCTGGTCGCGCCGGCCGAGGGAGGGGTCGCAGGCGATAAAGATGGACAAGGCCAGGTCGGAGATCTCCTCGGGCGTGTAGTAGCGGATCCACTTCTCCCGGAAGCGCTGCGCGTTGGGATCGATGGCTTCGTTCTGGAACTCGCACGCAAAGGCGACCGAGCCCATCTCGAAGCGGCGCAGCATGAGGAGGTAGAGGGTCCAGTATTCCGGCCAGAGGACCTCGGCGCCTTCGTCCATGTATCGCTTGCGCTTGAGATACCAGGCGCGG